CCAAAGAGATAAAATTACCTTCAGGTCGTACCTATGCTTTTCCTGATGCTAAGTGGACTGAGTGGGGGGCAGCCACAAATAGAACGGCTATCTGTAACTACCCCGTACAAGGATTTGCAACGGCTGACTTGCTACCTATTGCCTTAGTTAAGCTAGATAAGGTGATGAGAGACTTAGATATGAAGTCAGTTATATGCAACACAGTACATGATTCAATCGTACTTGACGTACATCCTGATGAAAAAGATCAGTGTGTGAAGGTACTTTCTGAAGCCATGTTGTCTATTTCTGACGGCTCGAAAGCTAGGTATGGCTTAGAGTACGACATGCCAATAGGAATAGAATTAAAAATAGGAAATAATTGGCTTGACCTTACTGAAATTAAATAGTAAGCTCAAATTACATTTTAAATAAAACTAAAAAGGAAAACAAAATGGAATCAAATGAACTAGTAATTGGAAACGAAATGGATCAATTAGTATCAGCATTTAATGATGATGATACATCTACATTTATGGAACTTACAGGGCAAGCGAAAGCTACGGCTAATGTAGGTTTACCAAGACTAAACATTAACTACGATACAGAGACAGATGATGGTGTCACACTTACTCGTGGCTCATGGAAGATGTTTGTCGATGGCGAATTTATTTATGCTAAAGAAGTACTCGTAAGACCTATCTTACGTACCTTTGAATGGAGTGTGTACGACATGGAACAAAAAGCATTTGTCTGTAAGTCTGTACAAAAACCAACATTAGCAGGAGAATTCCCTGATACTCTTGCGGGGAATAAGTGTGGCAGATTGTCAGCGAAAGAAGAGGAACTTCTTACTGACGATGATCCACTAAAAGTAAAGTCACGGTCTGCAGTTTGCAACCAAGTTATCTATGGTCAAATAACTGGTGACTTTGCAAAGGCTGATGGAACTAAGGTCGAGATTAAGGATAAACCTTTCGTATCCTATTTCAAACGATCAGGTTTCAAACCTATCAGCAGTTTTATAGAGAGCTTAACTAGACAGAAAAAGATCATGCAAAAGATTGTTATGAAGTTAGCAACTAGCAGGGTCAAGTCAGGTTCAGTTATCTACTATGTACCAGTTCCGACTCTCCATTCGGAAGTACAAGTCTCGGACGCAGACAAAGCATTGATGAAAGACTTCAGTGAGACTGTAAAAGGTCACAATGAGAATGTTCTTAATCAGTTCAGAGAAGCTCAGAAACTCATTTCTCCTAGTGAGGAACAGGACTTGTCGGCTGATTTCAATGCTAAATCTGCTTAAAATCCAAGACTACATGCAAAAAGCAACTAGGGGGGAAGTCACGATCTCCCCTAGTGCTATTGAAGACTTCGCACAAGAATGCAGAGACTCCGTAGATAGGCAGTTAAATAAGAAGCGTGAGTTCAGCATACGTATGTCAGGCTTGGGTAGACCTCTGTGTCAACAGTTGCTAGATAGGCAAGGCATCAAAGAAGAGATGGACTACAATGCTTTGTTTCGTTTTATGTTTGGCGACCTTGTTGAATCAGTGGTCGTACTCATTATGGAACAAGCTGACGTAGAAATTATAGACAAACAAAAATCAGTTGAGCTAGAGATAGCAGGGAAAAAGGTTACGGGTACACTCGATCTTATCGTAAGAGATGAGACAGGCACAGATAAAGTGTGGGATGTTAAGTCGGCTAGCGAGTGGGCATATAAGTTTAAGTACACAGGGTATGGTGGGTACGACAAGATAAAGGAAGAAGATCCGTTTGGTTATGTCATGCAGGGTCATCTGTATGGTGAAGCTACAGGGTTACCTTTCGGTGGGTGGATAGTTGTCAACAAGTCAAGTGGCGAGATAGCTATGGTTGAAGCACCTGAGTGGCAAGAAGAAGATAGAAAAGAATATATGAAAGATGCTGAGAGAAGAGTCAAGAGACTACTTGATCCTAGCAACGAGTTCGTTAAACCTTACAAGTCTGAGTTTGAGACGTACAAAGTAAAAGGTGAACAGATACGAACAGGTAACAAAACCTTAAACAAGATATGTGGCATGTGTGGATACAGATCACACTGTTGGGCAAATGCACAGTTGTATCCAAAAGTAACATCAAAGGCTAAGACCGCACCTAAGATATGGTATGATGTCTTGAAGAAGAAAGAACTGTAGTGTCAGCAATCTACGTAAACAAATACGAAACTAAGCTACTTGAGTTGAATGAGAATTTGTACCACGTGTACATCGAGTCTCACAAAGGCATAGGTGGTGGCAGGGATATAACATTCCTTAGACAACATGACAGGGGTATACCTTTGACTTTGAGAGATAACTTTTCAGACAAAGGTACGTTGACGCCTGAGACAGAAGCTAGAGACATTGTGAAAATAGAGAATGAATTTCAAACAATCAACTACAGTTTAAACTACGGAAAGATTTTATGTGTGCCGATATATCCCCTTCTAGACGAACTTACTATACTAGAAAAACAATCCCCGAAGACGGCAGGGTATATCAGCAAACGCCTAGAATCATTGAGTTGGAAAATCCGACAGGGGAAAATATAGTGGCTAAACGTAACGCAGGATACAGATCTAAGTTTGAATTGTTTTTAGCTAAGAAGCTAATACAGAATAAAATAAAGTTTGAGTACGAGAAGAAGAAGATAACGTACATACCTAAGATACGTACCTACACTCCTGACTTCTACATTCCTGCAACCAACATATACATCGAAGCTAAAGGTGAGTTTGACAAAGCAGACAGAGTTAAGATGGCTCTCATAAAAGAGCAACACAAAGACTTGGACATCCGTATGGTGTTTATGAATGCACGAAACAAGATATACAAAGGAAGTAAAACCACTTATGCTGATTGGTGTCTCAAGCACAATTATAGGTGGGCAGAAAAAGCAATACCTATGGAGTGGCTCAAGAATGAAAAAAGATGACATGAACACCGTAATGTCTTTGGAGAAAGACAAGTACTACATAATCCTATCTGAAATGCCTGATGATCAGTTTCACTTGGTAGCCTATGATACGACAGGCAAGAAGTATGAGACTTTTGAAGATCACTCTGTTGCATCAATCATGCACGAGGGCGTTATGGCTTTGCTACGTAGGCGAGGTGATGAAGTCTTTCGTTGTGGGGAGTCTGAGATAGAGTTTAACTTTGCGGCCAAAGACCTTAAGGTACAATATCAACAGGACACAGGAGAAATGCTTGACATTCCTGAGAATGTGATTAAGGTAGATTTTGGTAATGATCAGTAATGAGACACATGGAATACATGAAGATGAAACTTAAGGAAGTAGAAAATAACACAGATATGGTTAACAGTCCTGCACACTATAATAAGGCAGGCATTGAAACCATAGATATAATTCAATCTGTCACAGGAGATGGATTTGAAACATATCTTCAAGGCAACATTTTGAAGTACATATGTAGGTACAAGTACAAGAATGGAGTAGAAGATTTAGAAAAAGCACGATGGTATTTAAATCGTTTAATTGAAACAAAAGTAGGAGAACAATATAATGGCGTCTAATATGTTACCAACTTCATATCAGGAGTTTATACACAAGTCTAGGTATGCTAGATGGATGGAAGATGAAGGTAGAAGAGAGAACTGGCTAGAGACAGTTTCAAGATATGTAAACTTTATGGAAGACACTCTCTTAGAAAAGCACAACTACAAGATGGATAGCGTTGATAAAGAGATAATACATGAGTACATCAGTGACTTGAGAGTTATGCCATCCATGAGAGCAATGATGACTTCAGGAGAAGCACTCAAGAGAGATAACACTTGTGGGTACAATTGTAGCTACCTACCAGTAGATAGTCCACGTAGTTTTGATGAAGCTATGTACATTCTTATGTGTGGCACAGGTGTAGGTTTCTCTGTTGAGAGAGAGAACGTAGATAAGCTACCTGTAATCAGCGAGAATATGCAAGAGTCTGAAGTTGTTATTGTTGTGGAAGATAGTAAAGCAGGGTGGGCAAGAGCATATCGTGAGCTTGTGGCTTTACTTTATTCAGGAATGATACCATCTTGGGATGTATCGAAGGTGCGACCTGCAGGTGCAAGGCTAAAAGTTATGGGTGGGAGAGCATCAGGTGCTGATCCTCTTGTTAACTTATTTAAGTTTACTATTGAGAAATTCAAGGGTGCTACAGGTAGAAAGTTATTTCCTGTTGAGTGCCACGATATTATGTGTAAGGTAGGTGAGGTTGTTGTAGTAGGTGGCGTTAGACGATCTGCTCTGATTAGCTTATCTAACTTAAACGACGATCAAATGGCTCACGCTAAATCAGGTGAGTGGTGGAACAACAATGGTCAAAGAGCATTAGCAAATAACTCTGTAGCCTACAAGGGCAAGCCTGCTATGGAAACTTACATGAGAGAATGGTTATCTCTGTACGAGTCAAAGTCAGGTGAGCGTGGCATGTTCAATCGTAAGGCAGCCGACGATCAGGTAGCTAAGAGTGGCAGAAGACAAACAGGTCATATGTGGGGTACGAACCCATGTAGTGAGATTATACTTAGACCGTACCAGTTCTGTAACTTGTCTGAAGTGGTCGTACGTGAAAACGATGACTTACTTTCCCTACAATCTAAGGTACGTGTTGCCACAATACTAGGTACGTTTCAGTCTACTCTTACAGATCTGAAGTATCTACGTAAGATATGGAAAACAAATACAGAAGAAGAACGCTTGCTTGGTGTCTCATTAACTGGTATCATGGATCATTATGTACTGTCTAAGACAACTGATTCAAAGATTTGGTTACAAGAGATGAAACAAGTAGCAATAAAGACAAACAAAGAATATGCAGATGCTATTGGTATACCAAGAAGTACGGCTATCACTTGTGTAAAGCCAAGCGGTACTGTGTCTCAGTTGACTGATTCTGCATCGGGTATTCATGCTAGACACAATGATTTCTACATCAGAACAGTACGTGGGGATAACAAAGATCCCTTAACACAATTTATGAAAGAAGAAGGTATTCCTGCAGAGCCTGACGTTATGAAGCCTGACAGTGTTACCGTGTTTTCTTTTCCAATGAAATCTCCTAGTGGTGCTATCACTAGAACTGAGATGAGTGCAATAGAACAACTAGAACTTTGGAAAGTCTATGCACTTAACTGGTGCGAACACAAACCGTCTGTGACTATTACTGTAAAGGAAGAGGAATGGATGGAAGTTGGTGCGTGGTTGTACGATAACTTTGATATTGCGTCAGGTGTATCGTTCCTTCCGTTTGCCGACCATACGTACCAACAAGCTCCTTATCAGGACATAGATGCGGATGAATATCTCGAATGGAATGGACGTGTTCCAAAGTCACTCGACTGGACTAAGTTCTCTATGTATGAAAAGGAAGACAATACGAGCGGTACTCGTGAATTGGCTTGCACTGCAGATGCCTGTGAAGTTGTAGACTTAGGTGCAAACTGATGATCGAAGTACCAATCAGCGAAGATTACATGCGTCATGCGAGGGAAAAAGCTTCTACTGTAGGCATTCTGCAGGGAAGTATTACAGGTGGCACTAGTAACGTAGTAGGTGCGATAGGCGAGGTAATCGTAGCTGATATCATCGGGGCAACTGAAGCAAATACATATAACTATGATTTAGTGAAAGATGGGAATCGTATCGACGTTAAGACTAAACGTTGTAACACTAAGCCAAAGTCTAATTATGATTGCTCGGTTGCATCTCATGGTAGCAAGCAAGACTGTGACAGTTATGTGTTCGTGAGGATACTGACTGATCTCAGTAAGGCTTGGATACTAGGTAGCATAAGTAAACAAGAATACTATGCTAAAGCTACCCGATACAAGAAAGGTCAAGTAGACCCCAGCAATGGCTTTATGTTTAAAGCTGATTGTTATAACTTACCTATTAGTAAATTAGAGCCGATCAATGAAATCAAAGGTGAAAGCGAAACTGTTCTCGTTAGAAGCGTTTCTTAATAAGGACGGAAATGTTGAGATACTCTACGATGCAGTAGATCCAAATGAATTTGAGAAGACCATGAATTTAGGTCTTCCCATGTATGAAGGTACAAATAAAGTAACTCAGTTGATAAAGTATCTGAAGTCTATGGCACAAGAGGTCATGGATAAATCGGGTAGGTACGTTTGATGCAGTGGTGGGAAGCTTGGCTAGTTGTTGCCATCACTATCAACACCACTATCAATACAATTGTTTTCTTCAGAGGTCGTAAGATAATGAGAAAGAGGGATAAACCTACTTCTTCTTCCTCATCATAGCAAAGTCTTTGCCTGATATTTTGCCATCTTTGTTTTTGTCTAGTTTGGCTTGACCACCATACATCATGCCCATGTTCATTCCTGAACTCATCATCATGTTTGACTTGGCGTTAGGTTTTATCTTCTTCTCATCCATCATGCCACCCATTTGCATCTTTTTCTTCTTAGCCATGCCACCATACATCATAGGCTTTCTCATGGTAGCACCACCGCCATACATCATGCCTTTACGTGGTCCATTGTAGTAAGTTTTCATTGGGTATTCTCCTTGTTTTGGGTTTCATTATTTTCTTCTTTTTTGGGTGAATTAAATATACCCTCAAAGATAGGTTTACCTTGATACTCTATGTTGTACTCGGTCATGTCATCTTCTGATATGTACTCTCCGGGAGCTTTTGCACCAGTTCGTGCTAGCTCTGTAGCTAAGAATTCTTTTACTAAAGTTCCAAAAGTTTTAACATCATCGGGTGATACGTTTCGTGGGTTTTTAAGAAGCTCTCCTATTATTCTAGCACCATCTTTACTTCTGGCCGCTAACAGAACTAACTCATTTCCCTTTTGTATTGCAAGCCTAGCTGTAATCTCTCCAGCAACATAGGTAGGACTAACCATACCTCTTGCTAAGTTAAAAGCTCTACTTATAAGTTCGTTGGGAGATACGTCTCTTACTTTGCCAGTTATATCAAATCTTTGTAATGACGCCCCTTGTGCATACTGCATGTAAGTTCCAATGTCATCTAGATATTGAATGTGGTCTTTATCGAACCCTACTTCTCTTAGTATTTTCTGAGTATTTGTATTGTTTAAATCTGCAGAAAGTTGTCCAGCATCAGTTAAAACATTTAGTTTAAAAGGTTGCCCATCAAAACCAGTTAGAGTTCTTTCTCCTGACGATAGCCCTGCTCTCTTAAGCAAAGCATTGCCGATGTGGTACATTACACCACTCTTAAATTCTTTTAGTGCCGTTTCTTCAGTGACACCTTCTTCTAACTTTCTTGCGTCTACATAAGACTTTCTTATATCTCTTATGTAATTAGGAGAACCAAACTCTATGTAGTTGGTATAAAATTGTTCAGAATCCCTTATACCTGCAATCTTTTCAAGTTGATTAACCGCCTTGTTTTCTATTTGATTAACTGCATTAGCTCTAGTCATAAGTAAGCTAGTGTTATCATTTAACTCTGTAGTTAACTTATTATATTGATTTTCTGCTTGTCTGCTTAATCCTACAAGTTTGACAATATCTTTTTCTTCTTGGACTATGTCTGCCAAATCAAATAGCTGACGAGGTTGTATGTTTCCATCTGCATCTTTTACTTTAACTGTAAAGATATCTTGTAAACCTGCAATGTTTTGTCCTGCTTCAAAATTGTATTCTGATACACGAACTGGATAGCCCCCCGCTACTTTACCTTTTATTCTGTCAATGACAGCTTTTCTTGACTCACCCCAGTGTTCGTACAGGCTAGCTTTTACAAGATTAGAGACTACCTCTAACTTCTTTTGCCCTGCTGGAGTTGACACATCAAATACTAAAGAGTTATCAGGCATATCTCCTGCTGTCCAAAATCTTACAAGACCTTCCATATTCTTTTTTAAACTTCTCTTAGCTGCCATCTTGTTATTCATAAGATCTTCAATATTTTTGCCAAAGTCTTCGTGAAAATTTTCAGGCTCAAGACCATTTTTATACGGATACTTGTACCCACCTTCTGCAGGTTCTACATAAGCAGGTCCTGTTCTTGCATTATCTATTTTGTCTCCATAAGACCCTTTTCTTATAGGATCAAAGTGTATTGCACGATATTGTGATCTGGCTGATTGTATCTGGCTATACACTTCAGGATTAGCTTTTATAGTTCCCTCAATTGTATTAGCAAAGTCTGTATACTGTTTACCTAGTTGAGGATTAGACTTTTCAAGACCCTTAGCTACTCTCAAAAAGTGACCTCTCATTGCATCTAATTCAGACGGCTTTCCGACAAATGGATTAAAACCGCTACCTTCTCGCCTACTCAAATGTAGAGCTACATCTAAAGGAGTAGCTGTTTCACCTAAGAAGTCATCAGGTGCTTCTTTTGCTGTGAGTGGATTTCTGTGATAAGTCATTAGCTCACCGAACTGTTCTTTATCTAATTCAAGTTGTTTTTGAATACCTCTCACTGCCATACTGTCAAGTGCAGATCTAGCCTTTCTACCTGAAGCTCCTCTGAAGAAGTCTCCTTCAGGACTAAATAAATTTCTTACGGCACTTGATGATAGTTGATCTTTTCTATCAAGCATGTCATCAACTACAGATCTTATATCCATCTCAATATCTAAGTCATCAACTGGTTTATATATTAATCTACCCATTGAATCTAACTTATCTTGTTGAGCGTCGTACACGTCTTCTATGTATCTGCCCATCTTTTCTTTGTAGCCGTCCTGACCTCTTAGAGCTATAATGTTATCTCCTCTGTCTTTCAAGGCTTTCATAACATCTTCAGTAGTCTTTGCATAGATGCTTCTCTGTAATTCTAAATTTTGAGTAGCACCAGCAGTTAGTTTTATCTCCATCTCTGCCAATTTAGTTATTAAGTCTTCGTCAAGAGGTTGATCTGGATTTTGTATGATTGCATTCTTATATTGTTGCAACGATTCCATGTATTCTATTTTTGTTTCGTTTATAGAGAGTTGAGTATCGTTTGCAGCCTTTTGGAAATTGTTTACAAAATCATTTACAAATTCACCATTATCTAGATCAATGCCTGCTTCCTCATTCATCATTCTTTTCAACTGCGTAATAGCTTCATTTGCTTGTAGTAATGAGTTTTCTTGGGCTATCTGATAATCTACAGCTTCACCGATGTTACTTGCACTCGCTTTCAACCTACCCGCAGCTCTTTTCTCCAAAGCCATAAGAGGAGCTAATCCAGATATTTGAGCAAAGGATAACTGAAATAGTTTTCTTGCTTCTTCTTTTCTTTGGGGGTCTGTAAATCTCTGTAGTATTCTGTTTCTTACTTGTTGATACTCATTAATAGATGCCCATACCATTTCTCTTTGGGAAGGTTCTAGATTTTTAACTATCTTTGCAACTTCTTCGACAGCTAACTTTTCTTTACCTGTAAGGGCATTACCAAACTCATCTGTTAGTAAATCAAATCGTCTATCTATAAATATACCTTTAGGGATAATTGGTATCATTTCTATAGTTGCAGCAAAGTTACTTACTGCACCCCCCGCAAGTCTATCTAAAAATTTTAAAGGTCCTCCTACGCCTTTTTTAATTAAGAACTGAGGTACATTTGTAGCTGTAGATAATGCACCAAAAACCTCTCCTACATCTGTGTCAAAGCCATAGTGGTTGGCAATCTCATAGCCCATAGCTTGCCCCATACCCATGATAGTTTCGTCAATTATCACATTTCTTGCGTATGTGTTTTTGGTGAATGGCATAACATGTTTTATTCTCTGTACTTCTAAGTTCTTTAACTGCTTTTCTAACAATGCTATTTCTCTAGCATTTCCTACATCTTTAGGATCTAATTTCTTTATCTGCTTTTGTACGGAGTCGACTTGCTTGTCAATCAAATTCAAAGTATTCTCTGCATTTAGGTCTACTTCGTACGCACCGATTGCACCTTTGTTTTTAAGTTTTCTACCAATGTTTGCAGTTGTTTGATACCAAGCTTTTGTGAAAGCATTAGAAGCATTATCTATTCTGCTTACTCTTAATACTTCAACATTACTTAGACCTTTGTACTTGTATGGATTACTTTGACGAATTTCATCTGCTGTAGTAAATTGTTTCCCACCTTTTGTGGTAGCACCTTTTGCAAGAGAGTAACCAATGCCTACATTCTCTATTATCATAGCAGCGGCTCGCTCTACCATTGGTAATTCGTTGAAGCCAATCTTCAGTAATTCTTGTGCTAACTCATCATTGACTATAGGTAAATCTACAGTCTTGTCGCCTACAGTAAGTGTGTAGTATTTGTCGTACTCTTCCTGTCCATATGTTTCGATGTACAACTTCTTTATATCGTCATTAAATGTTTGAGCTTGGGTAAGTCCCGGAAGAGCTTTTTCTACCATTGTCTTATATTGGTTAAAGAACTTAGCCATTCCCGGCTGTCTTTTTTCCCAAGACTGAGCAAATGTTTCATCATCGGGTTTTATATCACCTATAGCAAAAGGTAAATCTGCTGCATCTTTGGCAGCCCCAAATACATTCATAGCCATGTGTCCCAAGACAGGTAAAAGAGTTATACCTCTTCCTGATTCAGCTAATCTTCTACTCATCTCAGTGAAAAACTGTCCTGTACTATAGTAGTCTACAAATAATTGTTGCACCCTACTATCTACAATTCGTGGCTCGTTTGTTGCAGGGTTAGTTTTCTGCAAAGCATTTAGGACAATGTTTCTACCTTCTGTGTACTTCACAAGTTTTTCTGTTGTCTTAGATGCTTGTGGATCATTTGCAAATACTTCAGGAGCTTTAGCTACGATAGGCTCTTGTCTTTCTTTTTTGAATGATCGAGCAATAGATTCTATTTCACTAAGGGCGTCGATGTCTCCTTGATTAGCTTTTGCTACAAGATTAGGACTTATCTCCTCGCCATTTATCTCGATAGTCTCTCCAGATAATATACTTTCTGGTGTTACCTGTTTACCTAATCTTTGTTGTTCTTGAGTAGCAACACTCTCTTCTACTAATGGCTTTATATCAGGAGTAACATTAGCTTTAGGATTAGGTACAATGGTAAATTCAAGATCGCCAGTATCTTTGTTTACAGTTGAATCTTTTGTTTCAGACACAACAGTTTCATTTCCAGTTAATTCTTCGGGTATAGGTTTATCGGTATCTATGTTTGATGTTATTACATCAGTTATTTTATTTGTTAAGACTTCCACTAATTAAGCTCCTGTTCCTGAAGGTTTCTTGGAAAATGTTCCGTCTTTATTCTGTAGATATAAGCCTTCTTTACCTTGAAGTTTAAGACCATTTACTTTGTCCCCACCAACTACTTTACCTGTTATTTTCTCAGGTGCAACTTGATCAAGATTGTTTTGATTATTCTCTTGCTTTTTATTAGAGCCTTTTGAATCTTTGTCTTTTATAATGTTAGGTGACTGCCCTTTTCTTACGATCTGACTTTTGTCTACTTGCTGTCCGTTTATAAAATAGTAAGTAACACCATCGCTTCCTTTTTTTATAGTTACAGTTTCTCCGTTAGAACCTTGAAATAGAGAGGATGAGAACTCATCTGTGTAGGTAATTCCTCCTGATCCACCACCAGTTTCAGACATACCAACTTTGTCCTGTAAAGCTATGACTTTCTGATTCGCATAGAGAACTTGCAATTGTCTAGGAGTTAAAATTCCATTATTACTACCTATTTCTACAGCCTTTATCATTTCTATTCTTTGAAATCTACCTGCGAAATCGTCCATGACTGTTCCTAGAGCTGCAAACTGACCCATCTTCGTGCTAAAAAATCCTGTCTTACCTAACCTTCTCAATTGAACTTCAAAGTCTTGGTTTGATAATCTACCTGATGGATCAGCGGCTCTAGCCATATCCGCTGCAAGAACAATCATGATAGCTTCTGCTTCGTTAACATTGGATAAGTCTGATAGTATACTGCCATCTTTTTTTACCTTTTGTACAATATCTCTCAAACTCTGTGTGCTTACGCCCTCTTTATTATCACCTCTTCCAAATAGATAATCCACAGCTTGATCAAATTGACCTGTAGGAGCGGATATACCTCCGAAGAATTGTTTGAATGTTTCAACTAGTCCAGAAGATGTAGGTATAACTTTTCTCAATTCAACTAATTGTCGTATTCCATTTATACTTTTTACATTTGCATCGTACTTGATGTTGAAATCTTTTACACTTATTCCTACTAATCTTTCAAAAGTTTCATTTCTATTTTTTAAACTACTAGTTCCAGTTTTCTCAAATGTCTTGTATTGATTATTAAATTTACTTAATTCACTTTCAGGAACTTGAATTATTGGGGCTACTGCTCGTACCCTACCCGCCATATCTATCGAACCATCAGGCTTTCTAAAGTACTCATCGAGATATGCAACAACTTTCTTTTGTTCAGTATCTGACATGTTGATAAAATTTTTACCACCGCCTAATGTTTCTAAGTTTGCAGCGTGAATAAGACTTGGAAAAATAGTTGCAATATTAGACTCTTCAGGTAGCATACCTTCTTTATTGAATGGATCGAACTTAAGTTCTCCAGCTTGGGGTAATGCCAGTTCAGTTTGATTTCTAAAATGGTACACAAATTTTCCGACATTATCAAACCCGTTTTTTTTAGCTATATTCTTCAAAGCTGCAAGAGTTTCTGGATTTTTAAATTTATATGGAGAGAAAACTAAGTCATCTTTTTCATTTAAAAAAGGAAGTAGTATACTGTCTTTTCTAGTATAGTCTGTACTTGCATTAAATTTTTCATCAAAAAATAATTTCTCTCCAGTACTGTACGCCATATCTATTTGTTTCATATCTTTAGGGGTTATACCCTCAACTTCTTCTAAGAATCCTCCGAGAATCCTGAATGAGTTTTTAACTTGTGGAATTAAAGTTGCGTCTTTTTGATCAGGAGCTAATGTTTTGGCTGTACCTAAACTCCATGTTTCACCATATCTGTATAAATCTCCTGATATTTTTTTAGACCAAGTATTAGGATTAGCTTCCATATACTTTTTTAATATAGATCTATTATTACCTTTTGTGAGCCATGTATCCATAGCTTTCATATACAGATCAGCTTTACTTACGATTGACCCCGGACCAGTTCCCTTGAAAAAGTTTTCATTTACAGGTATCTTTATATCCCCATAATCAATATAGTTACCGCCCACATCATTCACAGTACCAGCTAATCCAGTAAAATCTAAGTTCAATCTCTCTGCTTTACCTGTCCCAAACAGACCAATATCAGGTCTGTTAGCAATATCTTCTTTAGCTTTTCTTAGCATGTCTCCTAGTTGACTAGGAACAGGATTACCTTCCGCAGCGGCTTTAGCAGTCGCTTGAAACAAAGTATCCTGAAGACCTGCTAATCTTTGATCGTCTGCTGTTCTTAGTGCTTGCTCTCGTTCTATGTTCTTTTGAAAGCCACCAACGAGTCCTTGTACAAATGCTAAACCTATGCTCATATTGTTGCTTCCTCTTCTTGTTCTTCTTCTTGTGGCTCTGGCATATCCATCGTCATAAAGTTCTGCTCTTCAGGCTCTGATGGTATGTTACCTTGTCTGATAGACTCATTGACATTTTCTCTAATGAATTCAAACATACGTGGGTTGTTTTCTTTCATCATTGAGAAGAAAGTTTGATCATCCATTTGTCCTTCTGTACCCGCATCTTCATTTTCAAACAAGCGATATGGGATACCTGCTTCTTCTGCCATGTGTGCGATGTACATACCGAGTGGTGGTTGAATAAGCATTCCTACGTCTGGCATAAACTTACCATCATGGAAAGCTTGTAGCACGTAGCCTTCTACCATAACCTCTACAGATACTCCTGTGTAAAGTAGCTTGAACATCTCATCTCGTACTTTAGGTTTTTGCAGAGATGCTATTGCAACTTCTAATGCCTGTTCAGGATCTGTTATCTGAGGTGGCTTACCCCATGCCCATCTTGAATTGTCTTGTGTTAGAGAATGTCCGGGAGGTGCTACTGCAAAAGGATCTTTCGCTTCTACAGAACCTACAGGTGCTTCCATGTCCATTTCATCCATTAAGCTGTCCTCGTTCTTGTACTACGTGATAGTGAGGTCGTACCCACTTGTGTTCTCCTACCTTGTCCAATAGTAGGTGTAACAGTAAATTGACTGACCACGTTATTCATTTGTGTGTTGTATGAAGCGTTCATCAAGGCTGCTAGTGCAGTTTGTATGTTAGGATTGTTAGCTCCAACTGCCATGTTGACTTGACTTGCTTGATATTGGGGAGTGCTTGCACCAAATCCCATTTGTTTGTAGCTTCTTGCACCTTTGTATTGGGTTTGTTTAAAAGGTTGCTGGGCCCCTACTATTCTTTTACCATCTGGCCCTATAGTTCCTGACAACATACCGTAAGCTTTAGCACCTTGCTTGATAAATCCAAAAGCATCACTTACATCTCCAGCAAGCTGCTCTCCTGCAGTAAGACCTTGATATACATCTCCTGTCACATCTATAAACTCTTCATCCACGTAATCTAAGGCTTCCGCACCCCAATCAACTATTCTATCAAACCATCCCATTGCTTATTCCCTTCTCTATAAAGCCGCCCAAGTAGCAAGCCAGTTACCTACTCCTACGCCGATACTATCTTTTTGTTGTTGGGTATAAGTTTCTTTTGCGTTAGCAAACTCCATAGCCATTATACCAATCTCGTGCTGTCTTTGCAAGGCTGATTCAGACTTTTGAAAGTTCCAAGCAGCATTATCTCTGTACTTTTGCCACAAAGCATTCAAAGCAGACTGATTCATGTTGAACAGGTTTTGAACATTAATTCTGTTAGTTTCATTTTGTATAGCTGTATCGGCTGTGTTAACCTGTCGTCTCCAGTTTACGTTGGATTGATCGATAGCATACTGCATGTTAGAGTTGAACTTATCTCTTGCATCTTGCATGGAAGCATTGAACTGGTTCATTGCGTTTGCTTCACCAACGTTGAATTGATTTATTGCGGCGGTTCTATTTGCATTGGCTGTTTCTACCTGCGAACCTAACTCCGCAAAGAATTCTTGTACCTGTAGCTCGTTCTTAGCGTTGAACTCTCTTCTTGCATTCTCCTCTGCTGCATCTTTAAACATAGCTTGAGTAAGAGCATTAAAATTAAGTGTGTTTGTTTGCTGTTGGGCAGTTAAGTTAGCTGTGTCTACAGATAGTAGCGATTGTGCATTTGTTACTGCTGATTGTAATCTTGCAGATAAGTTAGCCTTGTCCATTGCCGCAAAGGTAGCAGCATTGGCTAGAGCAGTCTGCTGTTTGTTATTCAGATTCTGTAATTGAATTGTAGAGTATTTGTTTGCATCTTGGGTAGCAATAGCAATCCCTGATTCCATCACAGCTTGAGTTACGGCCGCAGAAGCCATACTGGATGCACCAAGACCTCTAGCCTGCATGATCGCACCCACTTTTCTGACTGCAGGGGATGCCCACGGTGGCATCTCACCACCTTCTTCTAGTGCAGACATAAGCTGTGTCATCTGGTACTGGACTGTACCACGTTTGTCTAGCTCTTCTGTTTGGGCAGTTGCTACGGCTTCAGGACTTACTGTACCTTGTACCTCCTGCATGTAATCACCAGTAGGAGTAATTTGAGCCGTATCCATAGTCGTAACACTTGGAGCAGTTCTTTCAATACCTTCTATTTGTCCTACGCCTTCAGTGCCAGTTGGAGCAGTCGGCATGACTTGAGTTGGAGTTTGAGCAGTAGTTGCAGTAGGGGTCGTACCCAATGTGACGCCTGTTGTGCCTTGAAGCTCGGATTCTTTTACTTCAGGTCTAACTGCCGTTACTTGTGGGACGTTTGACCCAATTCCTCCTGCGAGGTTAGCCATTTCCTGTTCAAGTTCTTGATCTGTGTTTATCGCTGCCATATTTTTATTTCCTGTACTTGGGGTAGGATTTGTAGGGGGTGTCATAGTATAGTTAGTAACACCTGCTTGTTCTGCAATCATGCCGTTACCGTAAGAAGTTCCATCAGGGCCATATACAACGACTTGTGTACCTACCTCCATTACTTAATCCCTACTTCATCACTATCGCAACAACCAAAGCTACTACACCAAGTGTACCCACCATAGACATAGCTTCTATTCGCCACATTCTTTTGTCTAAGTTTTCTAGCTTGTCATTGACTGCTTGATATCGGATGGCACACTCTTTCTCGTGGGCATCCAATTCCATTTGTACTTTTAACTCAGGCTGCATTTTCATCTGCTGCACTACCTTTGGTTTCATCTTCTTCGCTTCCCTTCACGGATTGTATTAACGAATTAGTAAAAGCATTTTGAGCTACAGTTACTTGGTCTAGTTGAAACCTTAAACTTGCAGCTTTAGCCTGTAAGTCTCTTATCTGATTGATAAAGTAACTTTGGTCTTGAGATAAGTCATCTTCTTTATACTCTTTACCATCAATAGTGATTACATTCTCACTCATGCTGAATAAGCCTTCCCTGCTGTGATTGCAGAGTTAACTGCCGTCATATCTTCATCTGTCCAATAGTCCTTAGCCGCCATAATCTCTAAGTGTGCTACGTTCCTATCAACACAGTCTTGCTTATCTTCTGCTTCATCATCTGCCATTGCTGTTCCTGCAATGATAGCATTGATAAGGTCTACTGAGTGACCCATAGCTGTATAGTTTTGTGCTATTTCTTCTGTTGTTAGTTCTATGTCTGCCATTTTTATTCTCCTTTTAAGTTATATTAGGCGTTTTCTATGGTTGCTATTTTTTCCTTTAATGTCTCAATACGTTCCATTGCTTCTTGCAGTGCCTTAACTGCTTTCATGTAGAGTATTGAGTATTTGACTGATTTAGTTGTTGTGCCACTATTAACTATTTCGCCATCTTCATTTTCAATCATGTCTGGATTATCTTTTATAAGTCCATTCATTCCTGCTGTTTCAACTTCTTGAGCAATAAGACCTAATCTCCAATGTGCATCAGAATCACCAGTTGCTACATCAGATTTCATTTTATATTTACGAACTGTTAATGCTTTGATGTCATCCCATTGTGATGAAGCATTTGTAATTTGCTCTTTCAGTTTTACATCAGATATAGAGCCATAGCTGTTATCGTGGTTAACTACATCTCCATCAGTAAAAACCTTAAATCTTTCAGCACCAGTAGAACCTTCTGCTTTAATAAACCATTGTGCATTATTATCTGGGTCTGTATCTGATAAATCAATAAAGATGCCATTTGGTGTACTGTTACCAGAATGTTCAACAACAAGAGCAGGGTGTGTATCAGTGTTGCTATGTATTGCATGATAATTTGAGTTAGCTGTCCTATCAGAATCACTGGCATTATTAGTCCAACTAGTCATACCAGCTTCAGTAGTAATCTGTCTTGGGTTACCATCACCATCGGATAATATAATATAACCATCAGCCGTTCTTATGTCTACGCCACCTTGATTGCCGTTAAAATCACCTATAATAGTGTTTTTAGAACCAGTAGTTATTGTGTCACCAGAGTTTCTTGGTCCTATAGCTGTATTGTAACTGCCTGTAGTAGCTAGACCAAGAGCATTACCTCCTACAGCCGTATTGTAATTTCCTGTAGTGTTTGTGGTTAATGCTGATGCTCCAATAGCTGTGTTGTAAGTGCCTGTGTTTGCATCTAAAGATAAAGCACCCACTGCTGTATTGTTACTAGATGTGGTGTTTACACGTAGTGAGTTATAACCTAATGATGTATTATTTGCTCCTGTAGTATTATCACCAAGAGCCAAACGACCCATAGCCGTATTGTTAGAAGCTGTAGTTGCATCTGTTAAAGCACCATAACCTACTGCTACGTTATAATTTCCACCAGTGTTTGCATCTAATGCAATAGTTCCAAGTGCAGTATTTTCTGTGCCAGTAGTATTTTCAGTAAGTGCTGTGTAACCAACTGCTGTGTTGTTACTTGCTGTGGTGTTGCTTTGAAGAGAACGTCTACCAACTGCTGTATTGAAATTTCCAGTAGTATTTGAGTATAATGCAATAGAACCTACAGCAGTGTTTTCACTGCCAGATGTAGATGAATATAATGCTTGTCTACCAATGGCAACAACTTCAGCACCACCATTAAGAGTATATCCTGCTTGATAACCCACTGCTGTGTTGTTATTTGCTGTGGTGTTGTTTACAAGAGCATTAACACCCATAGCAACATTATAAGCACCAGTGTTATAATACAATGCCTGTCTACCAACTGCTGTATTATATGAACCAGTGTTAGTATATAAGGCTGCTTGACCAACAGCAGTGTTTTCTTGACCTGTAACATTTAATCGTAAAGCATTTTGTCCAACAGCAATATTATTAGATGCAGTTGTATTACTCTTTAAAGCAGATAATCCAATAGCAGTATTGCTTGTGCCTGTAGTATTTGATTCTAGTGAATAGTTTCCAACTGCTACGTTAGGAGAACCTGTGGTATTTGCTTTTAAAGAGTTATATCCAACTGCTGTATTTTCACCTGCTGTAGTGTTTGCAGTGAGTGTATTATATCCAATAGCTGTGTTGTTAGATGCTGTGTTGTTATATAAAGCACCTTGTCCTAATGCACTATTGTTAGAACCTGTGCTGTTTAATCCAAGAGTGTCTCTTCCAAACCCTGTATTAAAATTGCCTGAAGTATTAGTAGTTAAAGATGCATGTCCAACAGCCGTGTTGTAGTTACCAGATGTAAGTGCATCTAAAGCAG